GATGATCGAGAAGCGCCAGGACGGCGACGTTGCCCTCCGCGACCGCCTCCAGAGCGATACCGGTGCGCTTGAACAGCACCGCCGCCCCGGTCGGGCCGAAACCGCACTCCTCGTCGATCTTCTCCCATTCGCCCAGGCCAAGCCGCATAACGCGGCGCTCCCCGGCGAATTCCTCGAAGATTGAGCCGTCGCGGCTCATGCGTTGTCGATCCAGGTCCATTCACCATCGTTGTCGATGGTCACCGAGATCTGCGTCCGACCGCCGTTGGCCGTGCGATCGGCGTCGGAGCTCCAGTCGGACAGGATCGCCGCGCCCTGGAAGTAGCCGCCGCCGTTGGCGCCGGTGTCGTCGAACATGACGCGGATATTCTTGGACTGGCCCGACAGGGCCCAGGCGCGCCAGGTGGCCAGGGCCGCCATGGCCAGCACGCCGCTACCGGAGACCTGAGCGGAGATGGCCGAGACGGCCCGCTCTTCCCAGGCGGCCGCCATCGGATCGTCGCAGTCGGGCACGACGGTGCTCGACGACGCGTTGCTGATCTTCAGCGATTCCTTAGTGAAGCCGCAGGGGAGGCTGAAGACTTCCGGCGTTGCGCCGTCGCCGAGATAGACCTTGAAGTTGCCGAACGGCAGGGTGCGGGGCTTGGCCACGTCAGTTCCTTTCCAACGATGTCAGGGGAAGAGCCGGCGCGGCCGGCGGCGTAAAACGGAGATCAGACCGGCAGGCTCAGGCCGGGTCGGTCGAGATGGCGAAACGGATGACGCCGTGAACGGTCTGGCCGTCGGCCTCGAGCAAGAAGCGGGTATCGACCCAGCGCAGCTGCACGACGCGGAAACTCGGCAGGGTGATCACCGCGCCGTCGAGCGCAGCCACAGCGGCGGCGGCGATGGCCTTGCATTCGCGCGCGCCGGCCGGATCGGTGCGACTCCAGGCGTGCAGGTTCTGATTGGCCTCGGTGCCGTCGAATCCTTGAGCGGCCTGCGACTGTACATGGACGTCGTCGAGGGTGAAGTAGGGAAACGGCGCGTTCTCCGGCGGCAGGTCATAGACCCGCGGCGTGCCGTTGACGAATAAGGCCGCCAGCGGCGCATCGGCGCGCAGGGCGACTTCCAGGGCGTCCGACAATTCGGCCGACGGATCGCTCACTTGTAGAGATCCTTGATCGCCTTGCTGCTGGCCGCGCGGATTCGCGCCTTCAATCGCTTCGCCTGGTGACGGTAGACCGGAAAGAAGAAGGGCTTGGCGGGAATATGCGCCCCGGACTTGCCAATGCGATCATCCTTGCCGCCGCGTGCGCGGTGTCCAAATTCCACATGGGCGCCATAGAGCTTGCCGTCGACGCCGACCGGATTGCAGGTGACATCGAAGCTGAGGGCGTGGCGCCCGTCTTCCTTCTGGATGGCGTCGCGCAGGGCGTGGGGATGCGGCTCCAGCTCGCTGGATGGGGCGATGGCCTTCATCTCCTCGACCATGGCGTCGCAGCCTTCGCTGAGGGCGGCGCGCACATCAGCGACGACGGACTGCGGCAGGGTGGCGAGCCGCTTCTGCAGTTGCTCAAGGCCCTTGATCCGGCCGGCCGCGCCCTGCGCGCCGACGAACAGGTTCGAGCCGCCTTGATAGGGAATGAACCTAGCCAACCGTGCCCCCCGCCTTGGCCACGGCCAGAACGTCGATCCATATTTTCCGCTCGTCCGGAGTGACGGCCTTGATGTTGTAGACTTGGCCCGTGCGGTCGTTGATCGCTTGGCAGGCCGTGGTCAGGGTCCTTGCCGCCCGGCTGGAATGGATTGAGATCAGCACCGGCTGCTCGCCCTCCAGCCGCTGGGCCATGACGACCTCTGTGCCGCGGAGGGATTGGATCCGCGCCGAGCAGGCGAACAGCTCGACCCATGGGCCCAGCGGGTCGCCGTTTGCATCGGGGCTATGCGCCTGGAAGCGAACGCGCTCGCGCAATTGGCCGGCGTGGGTCACTCGGCGGACTCCTCGGTCGGCGCCGCCGGCTTCATCTCGCCGGCGGCGTCGAGGTCGACAGCCTTGCCCAGGGCGACAGCCTGGTCGGCGCAGTCCCGCTTAACGGTGCCCACGAACCCGGCCTTGTAGGCGATGGTAACGCGTCGTGTCGGCCGATAATCGTGATCGGCCAGGAAGCGGACCCGCGCCATGACTACAGCGCTGACGCCGCCGCGAGGGCGAAGTCGATCTGCAGCACGGTTGTGCTCATGGCCATGCCGAGCACCTGAGGATAGTCGCCCGTGGTGTTGTCGGCGGCCGGCCGGATCGCGCCGGCGGCGCCCGACAGGTAGTAGACGGTGCCGGCCGTCAGGGTCGCGCCGATGGTGATCTGGCCGGAGGTCTGCACAACCACGGACTGGCCGGCGGCAGATCCGGTGAGGGCGAAGCCCCTGGCCACGCGCGCCTCGCCCGTGGCGGCATTGCAATCGGCCTTGTACCACTTCAGATCGGCCGCCTTCTTGTAGAGCGCCTGGCCGGCGGTGATGGCCTCCCCCGCGGTGCCCGTCGCAAGAACGGCATTGGCCCCGGGCAGAACGCTGGCGGCGGTGACCGAAAGGTCCGCGGCGAACGCCGGAAAGGCCGGCAAAGCCAGGGCGGCGGTCAGCGACAGGGCGGCGATACAGGCGAGCGCGGCTCGCCTCAGGTTCGAGAGGGACATGGGGATCTCCGGGTTGGAAGGGGTTGGACGCGACTAGCAGGTCTGCGGGACGTCCCAGCGCTCGCGCCATAGCAAGCTCTCGACGCCGAGCGGCATTTCGGTGGAGCTGTCGCGGTTCTCTACGCCCACGACGGCGTCCGGGTGGGCATACCAGTGGGACACCAGCAGCTTGGCGGCGTGCTTGACGCCCTTGCGGATCGTCCCGTCGGGGACCGTGAAGCGGACCACCACGCGCTCGGCGCCGTCGCCGATCAGCGGCCACCAGACGAACCAACGCGGGACGATCTTGATGGTCTCGCCGATCGGCCGCACCCAATACTGGCTGGGGTCGAGCACCTGGGCGTTCCCCTCGAGGTCGACATAGGTGACGCTGATCACGGCCATGCCCGCAGCGCCGTCGATTCCGGCGATCGGAAACGGCTTGCCGGCCGGCCAGGTGTCACAGACCCATTCCAGGGTCTGGGCGAAATAGCGGCGCTGGACGTCGGTCTCGATCGCGTCGAGCGCGCCGCCGATCAGGTCCTCGATCAGCAGGTCGTCATCGTCGTGGTCGACGCGCAGCTGGGCCTTGGCCTCCTCGAGGGTCAGCAGAGCGGCGTCCTCGGCCGGCGGCGTTACGACGCGAAGAGCCATGGCGAGGCTTTAAGCGTCGTTTTCGGCGACTAGGCCGCGGGCCTTCGCCTCGGCCGCCAGGTGCGGCGGGAGGGCGTGAGCGCCGGGGGCGAACTTGCGATAGCCGTCGGTCTCGGTTTCGAAATGACCCGTCAGGGTCACCAGGCCGGCGGCAGGCTTCGCCTTGGCTCCCGCAACCCTGGCGGTCTTGGCCGCCGGCGCCGCGTCACTCGCAGTCGAGGCGGCGGGCGCTGAACGCTTGGCTGTGTTCTGTGCGGACATTCGTCGTGCTCCGGGTTTACCAAAGCGGCCCCGAGCCAAAGCCCGGGGCGCGCGGATCAAGCGGCGATCAGCCGACGATCTGGGTCTGGGTCGCGGCGGCGTAGAGGTCGGCGCCGCCGTAGCGGGGGTCGAGGCCCTTGACCGTGCCCGAGATCAGGCTGGCGGCCGTCGCCGGGGTGATGACCAGCTTGATGAAGTTGAAGCTGTTGGCCACGTCGAGGTCTTCCTGCTTGACGTTGATCAGGCATTGCACCGAGCCGGCGACGACCTGGGTGATGGCTTTGCCGGTGATGTCCTTGGCGCCGGTGCCCCCAGAGTCGGACGCCTGCTGGATCTTGGCGTCGACCGTGCCGGTCGCCGTGATCGCGCCGATGTTGATCTCGGCCATGAAGTTGTTGAACTGCGAGGCATCGATCCAGCCGGTCGACTTGGCCGTGGTGGCCGATTGAGGATCGATCGAACCGACGACGGCGACACGCTGGGAAGGCTTGAGGGTGGGCCACATGGGGCGCTCTCCTGAAGAGGAAGGTTGTGCGGCGGGGTTTCAGCGCCCCCGCCGCGTGGCGCTATTCGGGAGGCTTAAGCCCGCGTGGCCAGGGCCACGAAGTGCGACTTGGTGGCCGCGCCGCGGGCGGCGGCGACCGGCTTCGACAGGATCGGCTGGCCGTTGAGGCGGAAGGTCCAGCGGAAGGCGGTCAGGTTCTGGTCGAAGTACAGGTGCATCGAGGAGGCGAATTCGACGCCGCCGGCCTTCAGGGCGGAGTAGTAGCCGCCCATGTTGGCGCAGACCAGGTCGCCGACGGTCCCAAGGGTCTGGGCATGCTCGGAGAACTGCACGGGATAACCGAGGATGTAGCCGTCCCACGGACTGCCCTGGAGGCCCTGGTTCATCGGCACCCACACCGGCATGTTGCCGATGGTCAGGCCGATCAGCTGCGGGATGACGTCGGGGTTGGCGATCCAGATCGGCTTACCGCCGAAGCGCAGCACGCGGGCCAGCATCTTGCCGAGGTTGGCGACCACGATGGTGGCGGCCGGCTGGGCGGCT